CCGGAGAAAAATATCAGTCATCCAAAGGCGCTTGCCAAGAATAGTGGCCGTGCTAACGAAGAATTTGATGTAATCATGAAATTAGCAGGAATGGCAAAATAACCCTATTTTAACCCCCAACTGGGGTTGATATTATAAATAAAAGTGCGTATAGTTAACTATATGCACTTTTTCTTTTTAGTCAGTTGGCTTTAACGGAATGGCACATAAAATATTACATTAAGGAAAATCATTATGGCAACTTTAGCAGAAATTCGCGCAAAACTTCAACAAGCATCTCAACAAAACACCGGCGGCGCAAGCGGTGGAGACAACGCAATATTTCCACACTGGAACATTCAAGAAGGTCAAACAGCAACAGTAAGATTCTTACCAGACGCTGACCCAAACAACACATTTTTCTGGATTGAACGAGCAATGATCAAATTGCCTTTCGCCGGAGTTAAAGGTGAAGCAAATTCAAAACCAGTTACTGTACAAGTTCCTTGTATGGAAATGTGGGGCGAAACATGCCCAATCTTAACAGAAGTACGTCCATGGTTCAAAGACAAAAATCTTGAAGATATGGGTCGTAAGTACTGGAAAAAGCGTTCATATTTGTATCAAGGTTTTGTAGTTGACAGCAAACTACAAGAAGACAAAACACCAGAAAATCCAATTCGTAGATTTATCATTGGTAGCCAAATCCACAACATTATCAAAGCGGCTTTGATGGATTCTGAAATTGAAGAAATTCCAACAGACGCAGTACGTGGCTTGGATTTCAAGATTGTTAAGACAAGTAAAGGTGGTTATGCTGACTACTCTACTTCAAACTGGGCTCGTCGTGAACGTGCGTTGAGTGAAGAAGAACAAGCGGCTGTAGCACAATACGGTACGTTTAACTTGAAGGATTTCTTGCCTAAGAAACCAGGTGATGTTGAACTTAAGGTCATGATGGAAATGTTCGAAGCGTCAGTTGACGGTGAAGCATTTGATATGGATCGTTGGGGACAATATTTTAAACCAGCAGGTATGGGCGGTAGTGGTTCAGCTACAGGTTCTAAAGCCAAAGATCCAGAAGCAGAAGACGTAGGTGAATCAGTAAGCACACCAGCACCAAAAGCAGTTGCTAAGCCAACTGTGAGTGAAGATGATGACACACCAAGTGCAAGTTCTACCGAAGGTAGCGATGCTAGCGGTCGTGCTCAAAACATCTTGGCAATGATTCGTCAACGTCAACAATCTTAATTTGGGAGATAGACTATGGGAAAAGCCTTCGATATTTCGAAGTTCCGTAAGTCTATCACCAAGTCTATCGACGGACTTGGTATAGGCTTTAATGATCCAACTGATTGGATCAGCACAGGGAACTATGCTCTAAATTATCTTATTTCAGGTGACTTTAACAAAGGTGTGCCGATGGGTAAGGTAACTGTATTTGCTGGTGAATCTGGCGCAGGTAAGTCTTATATTTGCTCCGGTAACATTATTAAGAACGCACAAGAACAAGGCATTTATGTTGTCTTAATTGACTCAGAAAATGCGTTGGATCAAGCGTGGTTAGAAGCACTAGGTGTTGATACAAGTGAAGATAAACTTCTAAAACTTAACATGGCAATGATTGATGATGTTGCTAAAACTATTAATGAGTTTATGAGCGAATACAAATCCATGGATGCTACAGATCGTCCAAAAGTTTTATTTGTAATTGACTCTTTGGGTATGTTGCTTACTCCAACTGATGTAAATCAATTTGAAGCAGGAGATCTTAAAGGTGATATGGGTCGTAAACCTAAAGCACTTACGGCGCTGGTTCGTAACTGTGTTAATATGTTTGGTAATTACAACGTCGGCTTGGTATGTACTAATCACACATACGCTTCGCAAGATATGTTCGACCCTGATGACAAAATTTCCGGAGGACAAGGATTCGTTTACGCATCTTCTATCGTGGTTGCCATGAAGAAGTTGAAATTAAAAGAAGACGAGGACGGAAATAAGGTCAGTGACGTATTAGGTATTCGTAGTGCCTGTAAGATTATGAAAACACGTTATGCTAAACCTTTCGAAACTGTACAGGTTAAGATTCCTTATTCAACTGGAATGAGTCCAACCTCCGGACTTGTTGACATGTTCGAGAAAATGGGTGTATTATCTAAAGTAGGAAATAAATTAGCATACACTAGTAAGGAAACTGGTGAGATTGTAGCAGAGTTTCGTAAAAACTGGGACGAAGATAAATTAAAAATTATCATGGACGAGTGGGACGAAACAGCCGCGGCAACCTTAACAACAACAGAATCTGTAGAGGATGAAGAATAATGGAAGAAGCATTAATTATGGAAGTGTGGGATCTGTTCCGTGAATATATCCCTGAGAAAAACAAAGATATGGTGGCAAATCAGTACGTCGATTTTTTGTTAGGTAAGGATATCACGCCAGAAGTACTCGAAACATTCATGGGATATGACAGCCACCTCGATGAAGCAATCAAAACTGTCGTGGATGAAAATTCCGATGGTGATGATGACGAGTATGACGAGGACAATTACGGCTACGAAGACGAGGACTACTAATGTGGTACTCAAAGGTTAGCAAAGATATCGCTCACCTTCCAGCTTGTATTGACTATTATTACACACAGTTAGAAGAAGCCCGCAAGGAAGTCAAAGTCTATGGTAACATAGAAAAGGCTTCCGCGGCTTTACCTGGTATTGTTGAACAAAGGTTCAATCAACTTCAAGAAATTGAGGCAATATTAGAATATCTGAACATCGAGTCAAGAAGATTGCGAAGTAAGGTGTTCAAAAAATATCTAGAAAACTATCAACGTGCTCTTAGTTCACGAGATGTTGAAAAATACGTCGACGGTGAAGCAGACGTTGTTGACATGGATAAAATTATCAATGAATTTGCTCTGTTGAGAAATCATTGGTTAGGAATTATCAAGGCGATTGACATTAAACAATGGCAATTATCGAATATCATTAAATTACGTACCGCAGGTATGGAAGACATTACAATATAATGTTTGTTTCTATGTACACAAGAAAAGCTGACTACGTTGAAGATCTAATTTCTGGACTTGCGTGGAGTGGTGAAGGAATTTTTATCGGTGATCGACAAATCATTGATAGCTTCGACACGCAAATTTCGCGTGGTTCTGCCTATACTGTTAAGCAAGGGGCATTGGCCATAAAATTATGCCGAAAATACCAAAATTTCTTGGTCGGACTATTCGGTAGTGTTGTTGAGGATATCCTCCTTCAAGAAAAATTTCAGATGCCACTCCGCACCTTGGTGTACAGTGATAAGTCTATTTCAGTGGTGAGGGAAGAAACAAAGTACATTAAGGTAACATTTCCATACAATGACGATTTGGTAAAAAAAATCCGAGATTTTAAGAAAGAAAATCCCAATGATTGGTCCGAGTGGAACAGTGATGAAAAATTTTGGCAGTTCAGTTTAACTGAAGGCAACATTTTATGGATAGGCAATAACCTTATTCCTGCCGGTTTTTCAACAGATCAGGATTTTATGGATTTTTATGAAAAAATTCAGGAAATTTTGGAAAATATTGAAAATCACGCACCCATGCTGGTTTTTGAAAAGACAGGGGCGACCTTCAAAAATGTATACGAGTCGGTTCCTCAGCCTCCTCAGTTCGATATACTCGGTAGCTTGGTGTTGGCAAAACAGTACGGTATTGACGTATGGGACGAAATTTGTGAAAATTACCTAAAATCTGAAAAAGTAGGGGAAGTTACCAGAAAATTCCTCACCAAGGATTTTAATGATGAATTAAAAATTTACTCACGTGAACACAAACTCAAAGAGTTTGATCAGTTGTTGACCGCAGAGCACTCTGTTATGATTGTGATACCACCTGACCGTGAATTAGACCACCTAAAAAAGTGGCACAAGCATATAAATTCATTAGGATACCAAAATTCTGACATAACAGTTATGTTCAGGACTGACAACGAAACCAATAGAGAATTCAACGAGTATATCAAGGAACATAAACTTAATACTCCTATACACAAAGACATGAAATTTGTGTTTGTCAGCAGGCGTATTAAAAAGCCATTGGTTCAAAGTGGCATAAATTTTGGTATTGCTATTAGTTGTGACCCATTAGGCAGTCATATCAACACCAAAAAAATTATAAATGACAAATTCAATACAGTTGTCTATATTGACAACGGGCAGGCAGAATGAAAAAATGTAAAATTGTAATCAAGGACGAAGTTAATGTTAAGATTGAAAATTTAGATCTTGATACACGTAAATCATTGGTTAAAAAATTCAAATATTTTGACCAAAAAGCCAGGTATCTTCCAGCATACAAATTAGGGCGTTGGGATGGCTGTACCAGTTTTTTTGGTCTCGGCGGAACTACCTATATGAGTATGTTACCAGAGGTTATTGAGGAGATTATTCGTCAAGGATATGATCCAGAAATTGAAGATCTACGCATTAGTCCGGTGCTAGAATTCACTAAAATTTCTGAAGATTTTTGGGGTGACGCAACGTGGCCAGAAGGGCATAGATTTGCCGGAGAAAAAATTAGACTTCGTGACGACCAGGTTGAGGTTGTTAATAAGTTTCTCGAAAACCCACAATGTATCCAGGAAATTGCCACTGGGTTTGGTAAGACAATTACTACCGCAACTTTGTCAAAAATTTGTGAAAAATACGGTCGAACAATAACCATTGTTCCGAACAAAAGTTTAGTTGAACAAACAGAAGAAGATTTTATTAACTGTCAATTAGACGTAGGTGTATACTATGGTGACAGAAAAGAGCTAGGAAAAACACATACTATTTGTACTTGGCAAAGTCTCAATATTTTAGACAAAAAATCCAAAGATACCACCGAAGATGAGATATTAACATTGGCAGTATTCCTAGATGGAGTTCAGTGTGTTATGGTCGATGAGGTACACATGGCCAAGGCTGAAGTGTTGAAAAAGTTACTTACACAGCACTTGTCAAATTGTGCGATACGTTGGGGACTGACTGGTACTGTACCTAAAGATGACCTCGAATTTATGAGCATCAAAACCGGTCTAGGAGAAGTTGTACACAGAGTTAAGGCACACGAATTACAAGAAGCAGGTGTGTTATCTGGATGTCACGTTAACGTTATTCAAACTGCCGAATGGAAGGAATTTGGAAGTTATCCAGAAGAGTTAAAATACTTGGTTACTAACGAAGATAGGATGAATTATATCTCATCATTAATTAAAACAATCGCAACTGGTGGGAATACACTAGTATTGGTTGACAGAATTGAATCAGGACGTATAATAGTAGATAACATACCTGATGCTGTCTTTGTTTCAGGCGAAGTTAAAACGAAGGACAGGAAGGAAGAATATGATGAGATTCGTACAAGTGATAATAAGACTATTGTGGCGACTTATGGTGTGGCCGCTGTGGGCATTAATATTCCTCGGATCTTTAATCTGGTTCTTCTGGAACCCGGAAAGAGCTTTGTCAGAGTTATCCAATCTATTGGACGTGGTATTAGAAAAGCAGACGACAAAGACTTCGTCCAAATCTGGGATCTAACAGCAAGTAGCAAGTATGCGAAGAAACATTTAACGGAACGTAAGAAATATTACAAAGAAGCAAAGTATCCGTTTACAATTGAAAAGGTGAAATATTAATGCAGATTTTAACATTAGATGATCAGACATTTTATCTGAATAATCTACCCGACGAGATTGATGAGGATCTGCGATTCAGTGTGTTAGATAACAGTGATCCAAATAATCCTGATTATTTTTACATTCCTCTAATATTTTTAGAAAGTTTCACAGCCCCGGCCGCTGTTCTTAGAGTTGGACCGTATACTATTAATATGCCACTCGATTGGTGTACAATCGTCGGAGATCCTACTGGGCCAGATATGGAAGTGTTACCATTAACAAGTCTTAATGACAGAGGATTTAAGACGTTTTGTTTCAATCCTCTTAGTGGATTCCGTCCTGAATTTTTTGACATTGATATTGTAGATGTATATCAAGACGTTAAATGGTATTTTCCTAAAATGAAACCAGGACAGCTACTAACAACACCACTACATCCTGGTTCAAATCCTAGTTGTGCTTTTTTTGTTAAAGATGTTAGCAGACAAAGTGAGTTAGTAGATTACAGTAAATGTTGGTAACTATGAAAGTAAGTAATTTTGATATCGGCGGCGAAGTTGTTAAAGACAACGAAACATATCTCCTTAAAGATAACAAAACCTTAAACAATCTTGTATTAAGTTCTACAGAACTTTATCGAGGACAACAAACCCGCGGGCATCGACACGCTGGGCAGGAAGAAGTTTATTTTTTTATACAAGGTCGAGGCAAAATGATTGTAGGCGAGGAAGACAGTGAACCATTTGATGTTTCCTCTGGAGATATTGTGTTAATTCCAGACGGCGCATTTCATCGTGTAATTAATGATGGAGAAATGCATTTAACATTTAATTGTGTATTTGATGGGAAGAGAAATCATTAATGGGATCACTTACACCAGGGGCATCGTACATTTATGAAAGAAATGGCGACGAGATTTATGCTAGAGAAGTTGGAAAGACTGAGCGCATACTGATAGGATATCACTTGCCACAACGTAGAGACCCGCTTCAATACGATATGATTGAAACTCAACTTTGGCAGGATATTGTTGAAGCATCGAAAGATAATCCTGCTCTAAAAGATTTACTAGAACAAGCAAAGACATTATACTATCTAACTAAAGACTATGGCAGCGAAACTTGATATTAAAAGAGAATTAAACGCAGTAGATCATAAAATTTATGATTTTTACGAAAAACTTACGGACGAAGAAAAGAAAGCATTTAGTCCGTATATTCTCATGAGATATGTTTCAAACTATCAAGGTGACACTGAAATACAAGAGCATTTTTTAGAAGCCACAAACGAGTTTGTAAACAAAAATCATTGGGTGTTGAGTAAAAATCACAAGGCATTTTTATGGAAATTGTTTGCGGCTTGTGGTGTCGGCATTAATGCGTATCATCCATATCTTGCCGCAGGTAAAAAAGAAAAAGCAAACAAAATTGAAAAATTGTTGTGTGAAATTTATCCTGCTATGAAATTAGAAGACATTAAAGTTATGGCCGGATTAATGGATAAGAAAGATATCGAAGAACTGTTTGATAAAATGGGGTTCGATAAGAAACAAAGGAAAGATTATGAATAATTTTTGGACAGTAGGAATAGATGCTGACGGAAGAGTATTCTTAGAAAACGAAAGTATACAAGATGTTAAATTGTATCTTGAAGGCAAAGAATTTAACTCAGTAGAAGAAAAGGCATTCTTTGCCAGCAACTTGGCAAGGTCGATTAACGGAACACTTTGATGCTGAAGTTAGAAGAGCAACCATTTAATTGTTTTCATTGTGGTAAGAGTTTTATGAAAGAAAAAACTCTGTATGCTCACATGTGCGAACCTAAACGTCGAGCAATGCAGAAAGACGAAAAAAGAGTTCAAGCAGGTTTCATGGCTTTCAATAGATTTTTTAAATTAACACAAGGTGCCAAGAAAGATAAATCTTATGCGGATTTTTGTAAGAGTCCGTACTACAATGCCTTTGTAAAATTTGGAAGTTTTGTCAATAATGTAATGCCGCTTTATCCAGATAAGTTTGTTGACTTTGTTATCAAAAGCGGAATTAAATTAGACCATTGGTGTCGTGATGAATTGTACGACAACTATCTATTTGAGATGCTTAAATTAGAACCAGCTGAGAGTGCTATTCAAAGAAGTATCAAACACATGATGGAATGGGCAGATACTAACAACGCAGAGTTTCAACATTACTTCTTGTATGTAAATCTCAATCGAGCAGTTAATGATATTCGCAATGGTTACATTAGTCCATGGCTTGTTCTTAATTCTAGATCCGGTCGAGATATGGTTGCTAAGTTTAACGATGAACAAATGGAAATTATTGCTCCAGCATTTGATGTTCCCTATTGGTTGAAGAAATTTAAGGAACAACCGGACGACCAAGCTCTTGCCAAAGAGGTCTGTAAGGAGACAGGAATTGAGTGACAAAGAATTACAAGATTTTTTTATGCGGCATGGTATTAGAGTATTAGACACTAATAAAAAAGCCTATAGACGCAGAATATTGCCTCCTAAGTATTTTACTAGTGCGACAGATATGAATGTTGTAGAAGCATTGAATATTGAAACATTAACTGAGCCAGTGTATACTATAGAGATTACTCTTGATGAACTTGAAGGCATAGCAAAATTTGAAGATCAAATTTTCAATAAAATGGCTAATAGAGGACATTACGATTTGTTTTCATATATCATGGAACAAAAAGAAAAAGAGAAAGAACTTAGAGATAGATATGCCGCTGTAAAAAAAGCATATGAACATTACAGTACTATGTTAAAACTTGCTGGATCTGGGGAGTTAGATTTATAATGCCAGATATTGATATTGATTTTGCTGATAGAAATAAAGCACTCAATTTAATTAAACATGTTCCGGCTTCTCTTGACGGAATTAAAAAACATAATACAGGTGTTTACGTACAACCTATTCCGTTTAATCCATTAACTGGAATGTCTAGTATAAATTATAAAGAAGCGGAAGACCGCGGATATATGAAAATAGACTTCCTCAACGTTAGCATTTATAACGGTGTTCAAGATGAGGAACATCTAATTAAATTAATGGAAACAGAGCCACTATGGGACCTACTACTAGAAGACGACTTCGTCAACAATCTCTTTCACGTGAATGGACACGGATCTATATTGAGACAGATGAAGCCCCGATCAGTAGAACAACTGGCATCAGTGTTGGCTATGATAAGGCCAGCCAAGCGTTCCCTAATAGGGCAGGATTGGGACACAGTAATGAAAGAGATTTGGGTGAAACCTGAGAATGAAGATTATTACTTTAAAAAAGCCCACGCAATTGCCTATGCTATGGCTATTGTAGTTCAGATGAATTTAATTTGTGAAGATCTAACGGCGCTTCACAGCTCTAACTAATTGTATTGATTTACGCTTAACACGCTTTTCAGCGATTTCGCCCAAATTGACTGTTGGGCCAAAAATTACTTCTACATCTTTGCTATTAAATGTTTTAATAGCCCCTCGATAATTAACCATTTCTTTTTTGAGGAATATATTAATAGGAATCTTACGATTGCTTTCCCACCACCAAATTTCGCCCATTTCTAAAAATAGCTGTCGATCGGCATCTGTCTTAATATCTGCGAAATCATACAGGCTAACCACGTTATGATCTAGGTTAATTATAATGCCGACGTATTCATTATCACCTATCTTTATACAGGTAATAAACGGGAAATTGTTCTGAAATTCGTCCTTTGTGGTCATTGAATAAATATATGTTATGCTAAGTCTACCAGTCTATTTATATCCAAATTCACTCGACGTTATACTGGATTTGGATGTATACAATCAAGGGATATATAATATCATGTACCAACGTGACCTCACAATACAGAAAGGTATTAAAAACAACATTCAGTTGCAGTTTAAGAACAGCGACCAGAAACCTGTACCTATCAGCTCGAGCACTTTTGTGTTCACAATGTTCGATCGCACAAATCAAAAAGCGATGATTCAAAAGCCCGTTACAGTACTTGATGACGGCGTTACTACTAGCACACGTGGATTAGCATTATTATCTATTTTAGAAACTGATACTTGGCAAATAGACTGTGCCGATTATCAATTTAGCATTAGCATGTTTGATTCGTCAGATAGAACTTACACTCCAACTTACGCAAACACGTATTACGGAATGGCTGGCACACTACATTTAGAGCATGATTTAATGCCTGCTTTACAACCTAGTATTTCTGTAACTGCTTTCCAAAAGTATCTAAACAGAGATCCGGGTGCGCAGAATTATAATTTCTTTACTGGCCCGATTGCCGCAAATCCTGTGTTCCACGGAAATGGTGAGTACCATACAATGGCAGTATATATGACCAATTATACTGGGTGGGTATATCCACAAGGAACCATGGACAACACACCTCCTAGCCCGGGCGCAATGACAGATTATGCTAATCTTGACGCACGTCATTATACAGCATTTACCGGAATTGATTACTTCAATTTCCAAGGCGTATGGAGTTATGTTCAACTAGAATATATTCCAGATAGCGGACCATACCCAGGTTTAAACGACCAAACTCAATACACCGGAACAGTTGACAAAGTACTCTATAGAGGCTAAAATAGTAGTATGAGCCTTATAGACGCAGAACTGCGAGCCTTCTTACCTCCAAAGCAAAAGCACTCTCCAAACGGGTGGATTTCGTTTAATGCGGTGTGTTGTCAGCATAATGGAGAAAATCCCGATACACGTAAACGGGGCGGCGTTCTTATGAATCCAGCAGGTGGATTTCAATACCATTGTTTCAATTGTGGATTCAAAGCAGGATGGAGTAAAGGTAAACTTTTATCTAAGAATACACGTAAACTTTTCAGCTGGCTTAATATTCCAGAAAGCAAAATCGCAGAACTTGCGATGGTTGCTCTGCGTGAACAAGAAGATATTCCTGTTGTAAAAAAAGTAATCAATTACGAATTAGAAGAGCGTAAACTTCCAGACGACTGCTTACCTTTTGCTGAAGTAACTGACACTAGCGAAGATTTTATAAAGGTTGTAGAATATATTTTAGATAGAGGCATGAAGCTCGATTGGTACAACTGGATGTGGAGTTCTGCTCCAGGCTGGCGAGATCGTGTAATTGTACCTTTCTATTATGAAGGAAAGATAGTAGGATACACAGGCAGAAAAATTAAAGATGGACGACCAAAATATCTAACTGATGGTCAAGGTACCTATGTCTTTAACATCGATAGGCAAACTCATGACAGAAATTTTGTATTAGTTGTTGAAGGACAATTTGATGCGATTGCTGTAGACGGAGTTGCTATCATGACTAACGAGCCCAACGAAGCTCAAGTTACACGTATCAATCAACTTCAAAGAGAAGTGATTGTTGTGCCTGACAGAGATAAACCCGGCGCTAAGTTAATCAAGGCCGCATTAGATAATAATTGGAATGTGAGTTTACCTGAGTGGGGAGATGAGGTTAAGGATTGCGCAGAGGCAGTTCGTAAATTTGGGCGTGTCTACACCTTACTCACGATTGCTAGGTACAAAGAAACAAATCGACTAAAAATAGAACTATTAAAGAAAAAACTGGAAAGATTAGATGTCTGAAAAAACAAATTACAATTACGAAGTACAAAAATTATATCTCGAGATGTTCTTGAGTGACGGCGAAACTTACATGAGATGTGCTAACATCTTTGACCCAGAAAGTTTTGATCGCAAGTTACAAGAATCGGCAGAATTTATTAAGACATACGTCGATGAATATAAAGTAATGCCCGAAGCAAAGATTCTCAACGCACAATGCGGAGTTACTTTTGATCCAATACCATTGCCAAAAGAAAACTATGATTGGCTAATGAATGAGTTCGAAAACTTTAGTAGACACAAGGCGTTAGAAAGAGCAATTATTAAGAGTAGTGATTTGATTGAAGACGGTGATTATGGTCCAGTTGAGAACATGATCAAGCAGGCAATTCAAATCAGTCTTAACAAAGACATGGGTACTGATTATTTTGAAGACCCACGTGGTAGATTAGAAGGACTTAAGAATAGCAATGGACAAATTAGTACAGGATGGCCAAGCATTGATAAAAAATTGTATGGCGGGTTTAACCGAGGAGAACTTAATATATTTTGTGCTGGCTCTGGCGGTGGTAAGAGTTTGTTTTTGGCTAACCTCGGCGTTAACTGGGCACTGCAAGGATTAAATGTTTTATATCTAACATTTGAGTTGGCAGAAAATTTAGTGTCTATGCGTATTGACAGTATGATGACCGGAATCGGTACTCGTGACATTTTTAAGAACTTAGATGATGTTGAACTTAAGGTTAAGATGTTGAAAAAGAAATCAGGCAACATCCAAGTTAAGTATATGCCATCAGGTAAAAACTGTAACGACATTCGTGCTTATTTGAAAGAATACAGAATTAAGAAAGGTGTAGATCCAGATGTTATTTTAATTGACTATTTGGATTTGATGATGCCGTTAAGTGTTAAAGTTAGCCCAAGCGATTTGTTTGTTAAGGACAAATATGTATCAGAAGAAATTCGTAACTTGGCTATGGAAACAAAATGTATTACTGTAACTGCTTCACAGTTGAATCGTTCAGCTGTTGAAGAAATTGAGTTTGATCATAGTCATATTTCGGGCGGTTTGTCAAAGATTATGACGGCAGATAATGTGATCGGTATCTTTACAAGTCGTGCTATGAAAGAGCGGGGACGTTATCAAATTCAGTTTATGAAGACACGTTCTAGTAGCGGTGTAGGACAAAAAGTAGATTTAGAATTTGATGTAGATACTCTAAGAATTAACGATCTAGGTGAGGATTCTGAACCTAGTTTTAATCAGGGCGGTGGACAAAAACCAGAAGTTACCCAAATGATTAACTCATTTAAGAAAACAAGTACAGTTACTACAACTGTCGATGAAGATGGAGTTATTAGTAGACCTGCGGATCCTGCAGAAGGAATTCCAATTGCCAAGGTTAAAGGTGTTGCGGGATCTGCTAGAATTCGAGATTTGTTAGCAGGAATGAATAGCGAAAAAGACTAAGGGTAGGTCTAAGTACTACCTAATTTAGAACCAGGTCGAAATGACCGAATTTGCTACAATATCGATTGATTTTCGCCACTGATCTTCCCCGTTTTGATTAAAAACCGACTCGATATTGGCCGGTGCGTCGAGCCATCTATGTTCTAGTTTCCATGGGGGTAAGCCCTTATATTCGCCATCTAGTTGATGTGCTCCCCATGCGCAAAATCCTGCTACAATTCGATATAATTCTGGGCCTTGCCCGCCTGCTATTGCGGCTAATACAGATATATCGCTTGTAATTCCCATATCTGGAGTAACTGCTACGGTACTGGCGCTTTTCCAATCTAGTGTATGAATAACATGAACTCTATGGGGTTCTACAGGGCCGCCCTTATAAATGGGGTTAGTATCGTGCGGATACTCAATACCCGACGATGACATAACATCGCTAACAGTAATGTGATCGTGCGGTTTGTTGACCATTAATCCCCAACTACCTTCATTAGTGTGTTTTGCTATGATAAGAACAGATTTGGAAAAGAATGGATCAATACATTTTGGCTGGGAGCATAATATGTGTCCCGTTAAATTCAATGAACCTTGCATGCTGATATTTAATCCAATAAATACTCTTTATGCGAATGTTTGATTTTACTCCACCTATAGAATTACATAAAGATCTTAATCCTGTGCTATGGCAGGACAACGGGCAAATCCGCGAAGAGGTTAGACTAGCTCTATTAAAAATATCTACGGTCTATTATAAATTTCTAGGCACCGATGCTACCTTAGTCGATGTTGTTGTTAGTGGAAGCCAAACAAATTATAATTACACAGATAAAAGTGATTTAGATCTACATTTAATAATTCCTTATCACGATGTACAATGCGACATGGATATAGATGAATATTTTGATACCAAAAGAAAATTGTGGAAGGAACAACATAATATTACTGTGTATGGGATACCTGTTGAACTCTACGCAGAAGACCTAGATAAACCCGCTGTAAGTAGTTCGTATTCTCTAGTGGAAAACAAATGGGTTAACCCTCCCCAACAGCCCGTTTTAGATTATGATGTTGACGCAGTTAAAAAAGAAACTGAGCACTGGAGCAAAATTATCGACGGAGCTATTAAGAGTAAAAATTTGGATATGCTAACCCATGTCAAAGACATGATTGCCCGTCATCGTAAAGAAGGATTAGCCAAAGAAGGCGAAATGGGGGTGGCTAATTTAACTTTCAAAAGCCTGCGCAACTCAAATAAAATTCGACACCTATTGGCCGCAATTAGACATTTGGGCGATAAAGAATTAAGTTTGTAAACTTTTTCCCTACCTAGGACGTTAATATAATATAGACTACTCTAAAGGAGAGTGTTATGTTAATGAGGGTTACAAATGAAAAAAATTTTGATTTTGATCGCTATCGCTTTGATGATAAAGATTCAAAATGGGATGGCCAGTACACTTACTCCTGCCGTTGCCCAGACGCATCATGTGATGAAAAAAGGTCAGGTCCGTGGAAAGCCAAAACTAAAACTGAAATCAACCCTAGCAATACTTCCTCCAAGTCCTGAAGAAATTATAGTCGACGATGACCTAGTTCTTGGACGTAATCGTAACAGGATCGAGTTAGTACACAAGAAGGAAGAAGAATTAAGCGATCATGTAAAAATTAGATTACTTGTTGCTAGAATGAAAGCTCTAAAAAAATATCAAGAAGTTTGGCAAACCTAATTCACATTTGTTCCTTATTGTATGTTATAATAAGTTATGACAAAACACACAATACACTTAGATATGGACGGGGTAGTAGCAGATTGGGATCAAGCCGCATCTAACTACCTACACACTAATTTTCCCCTCGATGCCGCTGGTCAGAAAGAAGACCGTTGGCCACCTCACTTGTGGGAACAACTTCGCGAAGCACCTCACTTTTATCGCTATCTTCCAAAGATGAAACGTGCCGACGACCTAGTTAATCTAGCACGTAGATTCCGCGATGAGCTACATTGGAATCTTGTAATGCTTACAGCTATTCCAAGACACAATGATGTGTTTGAAGTTTTTGACGATAAGTTCCGCTGGATGCTAGATCACTATCCAGATATTCCAGTTCACTTCGGTCCTTACTCACATGACAAACAAGATCATTGTAAAGTCAAAGGTGACATCCTAGTAGATGATCGTTTGGATAACTGTGAGCAATGGGAATATAAGGGCGGTACCGCTGTACGTGTCTTGCGCAAGGACTACGATAAGTGCATTGAAGACTTACAAGAAATCTTCGAAGCTTTTAAGTTGGTGTAGAAGGAGTTGTCGGTGGTGGCGGAGCCCCAGCAACCGCACCTGAACTAGATTTAGCAACATTTCCAGCGGCGCCCCGCATCATATTTTTACCTAGATCTGTTGCTACATCTTTGCCCACATCTCCAAACCAGTGTCCTACATTTTGAACTAGCGGTTGTTCACTAGCCCAGTCTAAAATTGAAGCTAGAGCAAAACTAGCTACTCCTGCGATTGCTCCGTGTTGAGCCGCGACATGCGGAGTCATACCCATAAGCTGTCCATCTACCATTCCTAAGAATCCAACCACGGCAGCACCGGCAGCCGCCCCAGTGGCCATAGTTGCAGCAACCCCGAGAGCCCCTAGTATTGCGGCATGTAGTATAGGATGTTTTTCGCCCCATTCTTTATATTTTTCTATATAATGATTAATTTTAGCAATTTGATCAGGAGTGAATTCTTTTTGTTCTATTTTACGTTCGAGTTCAAGAACTTTTTCATCAAATTTTTGAACAGCACCTTTAGGTAATTTATTAAGATTGGCGGCTGTTGCCTTTGCGGACTGCTGTATCTGCTGTTTGGCCTGAGGATTAACACCTTCTACTAGTACATCTGGATTATCTATGTTTTCAAAAATACGAGTAACTTGTTCCGGTGTTAAAACTGTACTATAGGCAAATTCTTTATATCTCATGATAGTTTATCCTCAAGTGCAGCAATACGTGCTTCTTGTGCTTCTATCTTAGCATTTAGATCTTTAATAGCATTGATCAATGGGACTGTTAGTTTAGCATAATCTAAACTTAGTGTGCCATCTGTGTTTACACCAACAACATGAGGAAGAACTGCCTGTACTTGTTGAGCAATTAAACCAATCTCTTCTTGTGGTCCAAACTTGTTTGTATCAACCCATGTGTAGGTAAC